ATGACCTGCAAGCCTGAATCACAGAAACAACGCCTTGAGCGTATCGCTGTGCAGATCCTGGCGGGCCTGGTCGCCAACCCTGAGTGCATGGGCCAGTCGGCCAGTACCCTGAGCGAAGCGGCTATAGGTCACGCAATCGCGCTTACCCAAAAGCTCGACGAACTGCCGCCGATCGAATAGCTCCTAGCCCCTTCACCGGGGCTTTTTATTGCATGCTTGACAGTACGCATAAAGACGAATAGCCTTGCAGCACATCCAACCGAAAAGGCGGTAGAGAAAATGAGTAAGCAAATACCGGAAGGCGCAACGCATACGTCAGCAGGCATGTTTTATCGCCGCCAGGGTAAAACCTGGAGCCTTTGGGGTGGCGAACAGAAATGGATTGAGACTGCCTGCGCGCCCGAGTGGCTTGCCGCCGCAGCCGAGCCCATTGAAGGGGTACCACAGTGGCAAGGCCCGGAGGATGGTTTGCCGCCGGTAGGCACCGTGTGCGCTGTGCTGAACAGCGCTCTCGGAAGCCCTAAATGGGAGCGTTGCACCATTCTTTATTCGGGCAAGAGACGGATTATGTATGACTCGGAAAGCTGCGAAGAGCGGGTTGCCTTCATTGAAGACTTGAAATTCCGCAAGGCGCGCACGCCCGAGCAGATCAAAGCCGAACAGCGCGAGAAAGCGGTCGCCAACCTGGCCGCAGTGATCCGTGACAGCGGTTGGGAAAGTCCGGAAATATTGGCCGCCTACCTCGACAGCCATGGGTACGGCAAATTCGAAATAGTGGATGGGCAGCCATGAACGCCTACCCCTATAAGGCCTGGACCTGGGGCAACGTTAGTTGCGAAGCGCGGCCGGTCGTCATCGTTGACCACAGCCGGTTCGGTGATCGGGAACTTGACGCCAAGGGCAACGCCTATGAGCGCTCCGAACTGTTCGTCGCCCAACGCGGTGCCCTGGAAGCGATCGCCCGATACCTGGACCGCAAGCAGGCTGAAATCGACCGGCAACAGGCGATCCTTCATCGTCAAAGAAAAACCCTTAAACAACAGCAGGATATGAGCAAATGAGCCAGAAGCACAGCCACTACCACAAGGACGTATCGCATTTGAAGTCGATCGATATTTATCGCCTGCTCGAATTGTTCGACGTGACCGATCAGGCTATCGGGCACGCGGTCAAGAAGCTGATGTGCGCGGGCAAGCGCGGGTCGAAGAGCTTCGAGCAGGACGTGCGCGAGGCGGTTGATACGCTGAACCGTCGGCTGCAAATGATCGCGGAGGACGATGTGCCGAGAGCACCGCAACAGGCATACGTGTCGCCCGTCCAGGCCATGCCCCAAGCCCCCGCGCCCATGCCGAGCGTACCGGTAGCGCATGTCGGCACGCCAAGACCCTGGACCGAAGCGGATGCTACGCATCGAGACGCGGGCGGTAATAAATACCGCAAGGGCCAAATTGACGGCCGGTGGCTGCAATGGGGTAACGGGACCTGGTTCTATGCCTCAATCATGCCTGGAGAAGAACCCGCAGGTCTGCGCCCGTTGTGACCGTCACTAACCCGCAACACTCCGCCGAGTGACTGTCACTCGGCGTTTTTCTCTTCCCAGGCCGCGGCAGCTTTCTGCAACCGATCGACAAGGCCCTTGCTCAACGGTTGACCCTTATCGTCGACGAGCACCTCGCTCGATCCGCACTTACAATTCACACTATTTCCATCGACCGCGTACCAATCGCGCTCTTCCTGCACAGTGAACAGTCGCCCGCTACGCGCCGCATGCGTCGGGCGAGTGGTCGGGCTCAAGGCTGAAATGTGCATGACCTTGACTTTGATGTCCAAGCGCTGCGCTGCATCTTGCGTTTCGTCCATACGGGCGGTGCGTAGCGCCTGGTTAATCTCCGTCCGGGCGATCATATTGGCCCGACGCTTCTCGATTCCTGCCTGCGAAGTCAGGTTTTTAGCAATCTCCCGAGGGCCGATACCCTGCGCCAAGCCGGCCGTTAGCTGTTGGGCCATCTGCTGTTTGACCGATGCGCTCAAGCCTTTCATAAGCTCGAACTCACGAGCGGCCACCAGCCCAATGCGCGCTTGATACGGCGCGGAGGTCAGCACGGCTTGCAACGTGGGGCGAATGGCCGCGTATTCGACCGACTGGACGCCCAGGTTTCGCCAGGCTGCCGCGGTGCCCTTCTCGTACGCCGGAATCACGTACTCGACGCCGAACCAATTGCGGATGGTATCGGCGCCAAGGATTTGGTCAACAAGCGTTGCGGTCTGATCGAGCAGTTGCGTCAGGATGGCTGGCAACGTGCGGAATTCGTAGCGCGTGACGTTGACCGTGACCGCATCGAACTGGATTTGGTCCAGTAGATCAAGGTAGGCACGGCGGCAACGCTCAATGCGTCGGCTGAATTCGGCCATGGCCCGGCGCTCGGCGGCGTCCGTGCCGGTCGGGTCGCCTAGGTTTGTCGGTAGGATAGGGGCGCGGGCCATCAGGCAGCCGCCACCGGGGGTACGACTATTGGTTCGATAGTGGGGTCGGCGGGCTCATCAGGCAGGGGCTTTTCATCTTCACGAGCGCGCATGGCTTCAGCATCATTCTCATAGCCGGCGGCTTCACGGATTTCAGTCGAAGCGAATACCGGAGTGTCGCCATTGCCGGCGTTGTCTTTGTTCACTGCGGTCATTTTGATGGCGTTGTCCAGCTTCTCGCCCTGGGTCGCTTCGGTCAGGTCGTCCCACATGACGGTAAATTCAGCAACGGGCGTCACAATGCCGATGCGCGTCAAATGCTCGACTACCTGTTCGCCGTCCGGCCGCAAGTCGTGCAGACGTCGACCTTGGGCGCGTTTGTTCACTTGCTTGAGGTCTTCGGTACTGGCGCGCTCGCCGGTCTGCATACCGCTAATGACCTTGGCCGGTAGTTGGGTACTGGCGGCGATGGTCTGCACGCTGATTTCATAATGTGGACGCGGGTCGGGCACTGTCGACACCAGCGCGTTGGCTGTGGCGCCCTGCGTGATCATCAAGCGGTCGCCACCATTGTTCAGGTCGCGAGCTTCTTCATTGAACCGGGCTTGCAGTTCGCTCACGTCCTTAAGGCCGTAGTCCCGTGCAATTTTCCCGAGGTCCACTTCCTTTTCGTAGTTGACGTGCATCTGCCGACCGGCGTTCTTTAGGAACGATTCGCCGCTGCCGCCTTCGATCTTCTCCAGGTTGACGAACGAGTTATAGCCGGCGCGCAAAAAGCTACGCCCGGCACGCCAGTCGCCCAGGATGATAATGCGGTCGGGGTGGATCTTCAGGTCGCGAGGCTGAACCGGGTCGTTTGCGTCAGCGGTGCAGACGTCCGATTCGCGATACTGCCAGAACTGCGGCAGGCCATAATTTTCATTGTTCGTGTCGGTGATAATGTCGGTCGGAGCTAATTGCCCTTCCCATGCCGGAATCAGCTCACGGATAACGGGCCGGCTGCCGCTTACGGGTTGGTCCCAATTACCACCGTCGGCAATGCGCAGAATGATCGCGGCGTAGCGCCCTACGAGCCGGTACTCGTCGGCGACTTGCATCGCTTTCCACAACTTGGATTTTTTGGCGAAGACACGAAATGCCTCTTCCCAAGGCGTCGGGGCTCGCTTCTCGTCTGTTTCATCGCCCTGAATAACCCAGGGGTCAGTTTCAAAGCACTTGTCATTCAACAGCTTGACGACGCCATAGGCCACCCCCTGGCGGTCGTACAACTTATAGAAGTCGTCGAACGATAGGTTTTCTTTCCAGCCGTATTCTTCCCAAGCGCACTTGCGCTTATCGTCCGAGCCGGCACCACGCATCATGGCTTGACGGAAGTTCGAATTGAAAAGGGCGTTTTGGTTGAGCGCGGCGTTTACCGCCATGGTCAAGAGTTGGTTGTCAGTGATTGCCATGTGCGTTAGGTCCGGTGGCGTAAAGGTTGACAAAAGATTAACATGCTATTCGGGTGCGGCGAATGGCTTAAAGATGCGTCTCTTCGGACAGCGGCCACCGTTTCGCATAACCGGAGTCCGGATTTGAGTTCCGGGAAAGCCTGCCTGTTAGTCGGTTCGTGCACCAAAAGCCGCAAGGTTTCGCAGCGGTGACGTGGCACGCGTCGCAGTAGAAGCGGGGCTAACGGCCACCCAATCAATCAATTTGAGGATCGACGACCATGTTCAAAGCGCTGCGAAAACTGCTCGCACAAGTGTATGGCGCAGCGCCCGCGCCGGTTCTATCACTGCATGTCAACAAAACCGAGAGCGGCGACCCGTTGCGTGTGAACCTGCGCTGCACGGTGAACACCGCCGAAATTAAACGCGGCGTGCTGCACAACGGCCGAAAGCATACGGTTATTCCGAGCTACACGCTGCCGGATGACGTGGTGATGAACGGCCTGCTGTATCCACACAGCGAAATTGAGGCCAGCTATAAAGGCCTGGAGGGTACGTTTGCCCCGCTCGGCCATCCGACGCTTGATGGCACGTACGTTCCCGCGGGCACGCCGGAAGCGATCAATGCCCACCACATCGGGGCATTCAACCGCAACGTTGAGCGTCGAGGCAATCGCGTGTTCGTCGAGAAATGGGTCGACGAGGACTACGCGGCCAATACCGCTGGTGGGCGCAAATTGCTCGACGCCTTGGACAAAGGCGAGCCTATTCATACCTCGACCGGGATCTTTCTGCATGCCGACCTGACCGCCAACGGCAAGACCTCGACCGGTAAAGCCTACCGCGGCACCGCCCGTAACATGCTGATGGATCATGACGCCATTCTGATCGGCGAAGTCGGTGCGGCCACCCCTGACGATGGCGTGGGCCTGATGGTCAACACCGTGGATGTCGAGAGCGCCGAGCCCCTGCAAGTCAATGAGGTATTGAGCAAGCTCAGCTATGGCAACCTGTCGCGCCTGCTCAACGAGGCAGCCACGCTCAAGTGGGGTGGCGAAGATAAATGGGCCTGGGTCGAGGACTTTGACAGCACGACGGCCATTGTCCATATCGACAAGGTTTCAAAGGCTGTTGACTATTCGGTCAAGGACGGGGCCGTAACGTTCGCCGACAGCCTGCAAGACGTGCAGCAAAAAACCGAGTGGGTCGATAAGAACCCTGTTGTCAATAGAATTTTGCAATGGCTCAAGTTCGGTGTAAACTCCGAACCAGTCACCAAACCAACCGCCGAGGGCGAACTTGAAATGACTCCTGAAGAACTCG